GTCAGTTGACACAATCGGTGGAAATACTGCGGAAAGAGAGGGGACAGTCAATAGACCACATGGCCGACCGACTCATTGAGATGGCTATGGTTAATAAGGGTATGTCCCGTGATGCAGCTATCCACCGGCGGTCACTCGGAGAGGAACCCCTTCCTCAGGACCCGTGGCAGGATAGCCCCGATACTGAGTGGCCACCTTCGGGATACGACGCCTTGAACATGCCATAGGAGATGACGTATGGCCCGACTTGATTTGCCAACCAAAGAAGACGACCTTGTTGACGCTCTCGATGCAGAACTGATTCCGGCGGAACAAGAGGCTAACGTACATATCACCACCCACAAGATTATTGACGCCTACTTGGCTGGAGTGCGGAGGTTCAAGATTCTAGACCGTTGGTCCGCAAACTTGAGCATCGCGTTCGAGAACTCCAAGGGCGAACTGGATATGCGGTACGAGGAGATTGTCCGGGTGTACCTGGCCGAGATGGGTCGGTATATGAAGATGGACATTACTCCCGGGAGTGCCAAAAAGGGCGAATCACTTGACTCTCTACGGAGGGCTGCGATTGGTTCGGCTACCCTGGGTTCGCTCGCCTCCTCGTTACCGCTTGACCAAATTAAGCGGCAGGCCCTGATTCCCTTTCTGAAACACGGAACCGTAGGACTCAACCATATTGAGACGGGGCATGCGGATATCCCGGATATGATAGAGATCGTGCCCGCACGTCAACTTCGTGGGATGCCCGCGTGGGTCGATGGTTGCGGCAACTTGATGGGCATCGCCCGGAAGCGGTGGGTCCCGGCTGGATGGTTGCAGGACCGGATGAAGACCGTGTTCGACAAGCGGATTGACTTGAAGAGGGCTGAGACAGACATGCTCGCCCGCGATGTTCCGTGGGGGTCCCCCCCGCCGGAGCAGGACCTTGGAAGCGGGGGGTATGGAACGAATCCGTCTGGTAGTGCAAAGAAGTCTGACATGATCGGTCTGACTATTAGTAAACCGGGCGGTAGCTTCTACGATGGCCCCGGACCCCGTAAGGATGGCCGGATGTACCTCCCCCTGGAGGAAGTCTATGTCTACGACGATACGCAGCAGTTTGTAGCACGGTTCATCGTTAAGGTGGGCAACAAGATTCTAATCGACGAGAACTTCGAGAAAGAGAACGTTCGGGTTGTCTGCCCACTTCACGTGGCTCGGCATACGGACATTGGCAAGATGTTTGCCAGGGGGTTCATAGCTCCGTTGATGCCGATGAATGACCAGATTGAGAAGATGTTGTCTTCGTTGTTCAAGAACGTGCAGGAGTTGGACATGTTTGGCACCCTGTTTATTCCGGGTGCTTCAGGAATTGACATTAAGAAGTGGCGAACGGGACCCCGCCCACGTGCGGAGAAGTTTGAGCCCGACCCGTTGAATCCGAATCTCCAGCCCTTCGTGTTACAGCCCGCAACCAGCGGCAAGTTGCCCGGTGAAGTTGCCCAAGTGGCAAGTGGCATCATGGATAAGCTGGCGGGTCAAGGTTCGGCTCTACGGGGTGAGGCGAGTGGCCGTGTTGACTCTGCCGCTGGGCTTGGCTTCCTGTTTAATACGGGAAACATTAGTCTTGCCCTGCCTTCTCATGGGCTGGCTGACGCCCTGGCGGGTGTATATTCGCGGATGCTCCAAGTCGCTAAAGAGAGAATGCAGCCCGGGGACACCGTTAAACTCGCCACGATTGATGATGCGATCGCCGGGGTGATTCTCGACCCGACTACGGGTATGCTAAGGTTGGCGGATAACCCGATTCCTCACCCGTGGGAAATTAAAGTTGATATCCGAGACCGTCAGCCCCGCGACCGTGAGGTCCGAAAACAAGAGTTGAAGGAACTGTTTGGGATGGGGCTTGTGGACCCGACCCGCTTCTGGATTACCACCATGGAGGAAAACCTGGACATGCCGGGTGCTCCCCGAGAGTTGTGGGAAACATGGCGGAAGGCAACGTGGCAGATTATCCAGTTGTTCCGAGACGGGCAGACTCCGGGTAACGTGGACATTGGTGAACATACTCAGAACCCGGACATTCAGCTCATCAAGCTCCAGGAGTTTATGAATAAGATCGAATATAGTTTGGCGAGTGAAGCCGTCCGAAAAGTGTTCGAGGTCTGGAAAATGGACCTGGAGATTCTGGCGGGTCAAAGGTTCCCGAGTGAACTCCCGCCGCCGGAAGAAGTTGCACAAATTGAAGCTGCTGGAGGTCAGCAGCGACCAGGATCACAGCAAATGGGCATTCCTCCGGGAATTACCCAGGGTGGTCCAGCTTAACCAAGGAGAAGAAAGATGCCAGATTCTACCCCCCAGGCGAATCAGGAACGTCACACGCCAGGTGCGTCGGATGACAGCGGCCTGATTCAGATTCCAAACTCGCAGGTCCACCCGGCCCTAGCGAACTCTCCCCACCCAGATCAGAGCCGTACCTTTAACGTACAGGTCAACGGTCGGACGGAACAATGGGGCATAGACAAGTTGATTGCCGAGGCCCAACAGGGGGCGGCGGGACGTGAGAAGTTCCAGGAAGCCGCAGAAATTAGGCGAGAGGCCTCGAAGGCTCTGGCCCTCAAAGAGGACATGGAGATGGTTTTTCAGGACGGCGATGTTGACGCCTTTCGTCGTCTCGGGGCGGCGATGGGGGTATCCGGCAATGAAGTCGAGAGGATCGCCCAACAGACATTTTCGGACGATGACGATGACGATGACGATGATGCAGTGGAGAGCTACAATCGTCAAGTGCAACAAGGAAGAAATAAAGTGACACAGCAAGATACTGGGCCAGTGGACTACGGGAGGCTGTCTCCCGACCTCCAGCGGGTCCTAAGAGAGTCCGAGAGGGCCAGAATTGACGGAATTGTCAATCTCGCACTTGACAAAGACGAAATTATAGGCTATAATATGAAGGCTCACAGTCCTGAGGGACGTACAGCCATTCGAGGATTCGTGGATGAAAAGATTCGCGGGCGACTCGACCAGTACGGCGGCGACTTTGGAGACGGGACCCGTATCCTTGCGGAGATTCTACCTGAAATCAGGGGACACCTGCAAGCTCTCGGCACCCCCGGTTCGAGGACCCACGCGGGCCTCGGCCATGCTCCAGGCGGCGGCGATACAGAAGTCTACCCTAAGAAAATGCCAGACCACGTCCCATCCACTGACGGTGATAACTTCGAGCAGAATATCCTGGAGACTATGGCCTACCACCAAGTCCAGGCTGAACGAGGACGCCAGCAGTAGGTTTGGACCAACCGGGGTCCAGTAAAACGCCCGGTCAACAGTGTGCTCTTGGTAGAACAAGGATAGCTAAATGGCTACAATTACTGATGCTGTCCAACTCACCTTGGAGGAAAAGATTGTTCCTACGATCTTTGAGTCTCTTTGGGAATTGGACCCAATCTATCCGATGATTCGACGTTCCAGCATGGGCGTCGTCCGCAATCGCGGCATCGGTCGGGGTTGGAACGTTCTCAAAACTTGGGTTACTGGTGTAGCCGGTGGTGCCAAGTTTATGTCCGCACAGGGTGGAAACGTCCTGTCCGGGTCTCTCGGCTACAATATGTACGATACTCCCCAGTCGTTCCAGGCGGTTGATGAAACCACTGCTCCGGCGTTCGTGCAATCCACGGTTGGGCTCATCGAGCACCGGGGCAACTTCTATCTTCCCCACCAGATTCTGCGTGCGGATAGGTTGAATGCCTCCATCGGCTCGGTTGTAGCTCAAAACTTGAAGGGTGTTGCGGACCTCCTGGCTCAACAGGAAGCCGCGATCTTCTACAGTTCCTCGGCTAGTACGGGTGAACTGGCTGGTATTGGTGACACGTCGGCAAACGTAACGGATAAGACTTCACCTACTACGGACACGTCGGTGATGCTTTTTGACCTGTCGGGTACCAGTGCGAGCGGTCGTGTTCATCACTTCCGCACGGGTATGATGGTTGACCTGTACGACAGCACGGGCACCACGAAACGTAACGTCGGCTACTTTCTCGTAATCGACAACGTGGACTCGCTTGCCGATACAATCCATGTCCGTCGGGCAGACGGTGGAACTTTCCAGACTACGACCACTCTCGGTGGCGGCGTGACCTATGCCGGTGCCGGGGGCGATAACGATATCTTCGTTATCAAGGATTCGGTCAATCAGTCCCCTAAGGGCTTGGAGTCTTGGATCGCCGACGGCTCGACCGTCACGGACTTCTTTGGCATCGACGTTCGGAACTATTCTCAGTTCCGCTCGTACGTTCCGAGTTCGATCGGTGCGGCTCTGACGGAGACGGTTCTGAACAAGCACTTTGCGAAGTTCTACGAGTCGTTCCCCGGGCAGAAGGTTGACACCATGCTGACGACGATGGGCGTCCTCATCGGCTTTATTGATAACCTCGATAGTTACAATAACGCTGTTGCCAGTCAGCCGGGTCGTTTCCGCTATGACCGCAATGGTATGCCGGTCACGGTTGACGCCGGGTGGGAATCGTTCCGATATCGGTTCGCGTCCCGGGCAGTTGAAATCTTCACCTCTACCTACGCCAACTCTGGTACTGCCTACTGTGGCAAGATCAAAGGCGGCGGTCTGACCCGCTACGTCCCCCCGCCCATTCCGGGTGCTAAGGTGGACTCGCGGTTTGGCACTGAGGTAGAGTTCGTGGCTCCCATCGGCGGGTCCGGTGGGATGCAGGGCATCTTCAAGCACGCCCACGGCACAACGGGTTCGACCACCGATTTCGTGGAAGCTCCCTTCTTGCGTCAGTGGAACGTCATGCCGGGACCCCAGTCGAAAAACTGGATGAAGCTCTCCGGTATCACTGAAGTACTCGGTTAAACAAAGCCTCCTCCTCCCACGCGAAGCCGGGTTTGGGCCTGTCCCGGCCCGGCTTCGTTGTTTGGGGGGTAATTCGTCACAACTCATTCCCATTCAAGGGGCCCCTTATGTCAACCACGACCCTTCGCTCCAGTACCCACGTCATTAAGGACACCCCCGTAGCTCGGATGTTTCGCCGTCGCCTAAAGTTCGACGATATTGTCACCTTCTGGTCAGGCGAGACGGGCGAATGGGTGCTCGGATACTGGATCGACAAGCGTATTCACCTGGTCGATGAGATGGAAGACTTAGGGATGTCCTTCGAGAAGGTTACACCAGAACTGGTCGAACAGATTGTCTACTGCTGGAAGACGATAAACTGGCAAGAGAAGAAGAAGCGTCTGGTCTCGAAAGAGCGGGACCGCATACGTGAGGAGAACGACACCCTCCAGCAAGAGCAGGAGAAGTGGGACTGGGCAAAGAAGCGACTGACGAATAAAGGACTGGCTCCCATTCCCTACGCCTTTGAGACCCCCATCTCGGGCGGACAGGTGAAGATGTGAGCACCTATTACGTTGATGGAGCGGACGGCGACGATGGGAATGCCGGTACCTCGGAAGGGTCCGGGAACGCCTGGGCCACCATAGACAAGGCCATGAATACGGTGGCTGCCGGGGACATAGTATTCGTCAAGTCCTCCGCTACCTATACTGAATTAGTAACGATTGATACGGTTGGGACTACCACTGCTCCCATCCTGTTTATTGGCTATACGACGACGGCTGATCGAACCGATCGTGGCAAGGTAACAATCGATGCGGAATCGAGCCGGGCGAACTGCATAGTAAGTACTCTAACGAGCAACACTTTCTATGTCTTCGAAAACTTCATCCTTAAAAATGCCACGGGTAACGGGTATTCCGCGATAAATGCTGATCAGATGACCTTCCGAAACTGTGAGTTCAACGACAATGGTGGTAATGGGTTGGTCTCGGACAACGGGCTGATGGTGGAATCCTGTATCTTTTCAGGAAACG